TAAAGAAAGACGAAGATGTTTGTTGTGCCATCATGGGTGAGTCAGGTGTTGATGTTAAGTTATCTAGATTTGCACAAGGACTGTTTCCATTTTCTATTGAGTGTAAAAACAAAGAGACATGGAAAGGACTATACGATGCATATGATCAGGCGATATCTAATGCTAACCTTGAGCCTGTTGTGGTATTGAAGATGAACAAAAGAGAACCTTTAATTGTGCTTGACTTTAAAAAGTTTGTAAGTATAATAAAAGAATCAAATATGAAAACTAACTTAGGAGACTTAATATGATTACATTTCCACACGGAATAACTGATGAAGAGATAGAAACTTTAGCAGAACAAGCACAAGATGATGTAGAAGATACACTACACGATCTTGCTGTTAAGAGAAAAAAACTAGTAGAGTCTGGTGTGCCAGAAGAAGACGAACAAATAAGATTGCTTGATGCTCAGATAGAGGTTGTATGAGCATAGAGTTTGACAAACCAATAGATCTATTCCAATCTGTTTCTGTTATAATAACACCACATGAAAAAGGATTTACTTGTGGTATAATAGATCCTAAAGGTCCTCATGATAGAGATGTCTGTTCTTACATAGCAAAAGGACTTGTAAAGTATGCAACAGAGAATCCTGATATAGTATATGCAGAAGGTATGCAAGCCTACTATGATGACGATACTCAAAGTAAAGACAAAGAGAATGGATCAGATGATAATGTTATAGACATTTTAGATTTTAAAAACAAAAAGGATTTACATTAATGACAACACACTTAGTAATAGGAGACCCCCACTGTACACCTAGTGCTAGTAATGAAAGATTTACTTGGGCAGGACGCATGGCAAGGGACTTGAAAGTAGATAAAGTAATCTGTATGGGTGACTTTGCAAGCATGGATTCTATGTCCAGCTACGATAAAAAGAAAAAATCTTTTGAAGGTAGAAGATATAAAAAAGATATACAACATGCACATGATGCCCTACAAAAATTTAATAATGGTTTGGGCAGGCACGAACCAGAGATGCATATGATGTTAGGTAATCATGAAGATCGTATTGATCGTATGGTAGAAGATAATCCAGAGCTTGATGGTCATCTATCTATAGACGATCTAAAGTATCCTGAGTATGGATGGCATACATATGATTACAGATATCCTGCTGTGATTGATGGTGTATACTATTCACATAACTTTCCAAGTGGCATTATGGGCACAGCTATCTCAGGTGAGAATATGGCTAGAGCTTTAGTAAATAAAAATAAAGTGTCATCTACTGTTGGACACTCTCATTTACTAGATTATGCTATTGCATCACAGCCATCTGGTAAAAAGATAATGGGATTATCTGCAGGCTGCTACTTGACTCATAGAGAAAAGTACGCATATAACACACAGAGACTATGGTGGTCTGGATTAATTGTAAAAAGAAATGTAAAAGGTGGGGAGTATGATATTGAGACTGTCCATATTAGTGAGGTAAAGAAAAGATATGGAAGACGTAGTTAACTTTCCTAAACATTATCGTCAGTCAAAGACTGAGACTATTGATTTAATTAGAGAGTCAATGACCACTGAAGAGTTTCATGGTTATCTCAAAGGTGCATGCATGAAATACATGTCAAGATACAAGTATAAAGGACAGCCTGTTCAAGATTTAGAGAAGGCAGAATGGTACTTGAGGAGGTTAATCGTAGAAGTTTTAGAACAAGATGTAGAAAAGCAACAAAAGGAGTATCCAGATGACTGAAACATAACAAATACTGTTTAAACGCTCATATCTAAACGTACAATAACAAATGATATGGGCTGGTATGTTGGTATCAAAACATACAAACTTGCTCATATTTGAGCAGCTATGAAAGAAAAATTTTACAAAAGGAGATTAAAATGGCAGAAAAACAACAAGAACAGCAAGGAGTAGATACTCAGTATATTATATCTGGTTCTCAAGTTCAAAGCATACTTCGCTACCTATTTACAAGACCATATGGAGAAGTAGTACAAGGTATTGAAGTACTATCAAAAGGATTAAAACAACTTGATCCAAAGATAGGAGCTGACTTTGTAGCGAAACCTACAGATGCAAAAAAATAACTCACAACTATTTAACATGAAAGTGTCATTAACTGACACTAGTCAAATAGCAATAGACCTTGACTACATTCAGCCAAGTATGCTAAAAGATTCGTTGGAAGATATAGATGAAATTTTTTATGCTAACCTGCTGGCTAGTGTAGTCAAGCATTGTGTAGAAACAAGCCAAAGACTTAATAGTGATATTAAGCAATTAATAGAAAGGATATAATGATTAACGTGGCAAGAGTACCAGTACCCAATAGAATGAGAAGTAATACAGTCCGTATGAACATAGATGATAGGAGAGTTCTTACAATAGTAGACTATGATGTAAACCAATCAGGCATTGTGCCTATGGCTGTATGGATTAAGGTAAGACCAACTGAGTCTACTTTAGATAGAGAGTTAAGAGCATCAGGAAAGATGATATCTTTACTGCTTCAATTTGGGTGTAACTTAAAAGAGATAGCAGATACTTTAACTAAAGACTCTATAGTAGGTTCTGCTGTAACTTATCTGCATAAGAATCTTGATAGTATTCTAAGTGGTGAACAAGGGGAGAAGGTGCCTAAATTAAATACGGATCCGTATAAAATTAAGGATGTGGGTTAGATTCCAACAGAAAAATTTGGATCCATTTCAAGTCTTTCATTAAAATTTCTTTCTTCAATTTGTTCTTTAGTATCCGACAGTTGTAAATCAAATAGTGCATCATATCTCTTCGTAAGATCTTCTATTTCTGTTTCTTGTTCTTCAGGGGTAGGAGTATAATCTTGTCCTTTTTTTAGTTTAATAGAATATTCAGCCATCTCATCTAAGTTATCATAAAAATAGTCTATGTTAAGTCCACTGGCGGCATCAGGATCTAATAGTTTACTAGGATCAAATGCTTCTTTTTTCATAGAAGAAGGTGGTCTTGCCTTATATGATGGGTTAGGAGGTTCACCTAATGAAGATTTGTCTTCATCTTTATCTCCAAAGAAAAAATCAAGTAACTTCTCACCGCCAGAGGGTTTGTCTGGAGTTGCTGGGTTTCTAAAAAAGAATCCTGCAGGTTCTGCTTTACCTATCTCAACATTTTTTGCACCTTTCTCTGCCTTCTTTACTGGTTTAGTCATGAGAGATGATTGTGCTTTGCTTCCAAAAAAGAATTTGTTAAAGTCTGTATTTCTACCTTTTAAAGGTTTCATTTTGCCTGACCCTGGATCTTTAAAAGATCTTTTATATTCTTTCATCATAGTGCTTTCATCTCCAGCAAATACAGCTGTTGTAAATTTAGGAAAAGCATTAAGACTTCCTAAATTAAATTGCATATCTACTAGCATTTGTTTACGCCTATCATCAAGATTTAAAAACTCTCTACCAAACTTTTCTGTAAGTTGTTTGTATGCTTTTGAAAGATCTAATTTTAATATCTCATTAGCTTGATCCATGGTTAAATTTTCAATATCGTAACCGTAAACCTTTCCTGATTTAACTTCTGCATCTGTTAGTTTGTGCCCGTATGCTATAGTTTTATTGCCACCCTCTGCAGAATCATGCTGTAACATTGAAGTATCTCCAGCTAAAAGCCTAGCGTTTTCTACTTTTTTCATGTAGTTTATAAAGTCTTCACCCTCATCTGCTCGTGGTATTTTTACAAACTCTTCTTGATTTCTAAAGTTTTTACTTCCCCCTCTAAAATTTTTTGTCTTTTCTTTTTTTTCAAATCTTTGCTCTCCTGGACTAACTTCTTTTGTAGTTATCATTTCATCACCATAGCCTGGAAACTGCATAAGACCACTAGTAGTCTTAGCATCTAGTATACTAACTTTACCATCTCCAGTTGGCACCACAAGTTCAGCACCTTTTTCACCAACAAGTATTGGTCCACTTACCTCTTTATCTTCAAATCCTTCAGCAGCATACTCTACAGGTCTCATCACTAAGCCTTCACCTTGAGGTGTTTCTTGTCTTTCAGTGCGCATGCCTGTTTGTTTTTCTTTTATAGTTTCTTCAGATGATTTTACTGTACCACTTGTTTCAGCAACTCTAGATGCAGACTCTCTTTGAATATTTTGCATCATATTAAACATCTGATTTTTATCAATAACATAATCAGGCTGAGGAGTATCCATTAAACTTACTTGAGTTTTCAGTGCTGGAGATGCATCTAGTACGTTAGTGGCAGGTGCCATAATACTTCTACCAACAGGTGTTGGCTGTATTAAACTTTTATCTAGATCTCTTTGAGTAAATATTTTTTTTGGTGCTAATGTATCTACCATATTTTTTCAATCTCCTATGATTTTTTTAATCTTTAATCTGCCCATGTCTTCGTAGAGAGAAGCAGTCACTTCTTTACACTGCATATATATGCCCTCTTGTTCTTCTCCAATGTTACGAGAAATAATACGTTTCTGCTTGAGGCAGTCACTAAGACCTTCGGTTGGCACCATCTCTATTGTTGTACCATTTTGTATCATGAGTATTGCAAATACAACTTTAATGGTTTCCATTTTTTCTCTCCTCAAGATCTATCAATCTCTCCTCATGAAACTGTATAACCATATCGTTTTTTAGTATCATAGGTATCTCTGCTTCCATTTGTTCTTTTAGTTTGTCTACGTTCTCACCCAGGTACTCGACCAACATATAAAGCTCTTGGACTTGTGGACTGACCATGCCCCCTTTAGGGACAGAATCAATAAAAGTATTGGCTGCTTCTAAGTCTTTCTCCATCAATTGCAATGTGGTCTCGATCTTATTTAAGCGTTCAATCACTGAGAAATAACTCATGGTGCCAATTGCAACAGCAGCTAGGATGGCTAAAAGGTTACGAGCAGGGAGGGAGATGGATGTGCTGTCCGATATTTTCATACTTCTTTTAACTTTCTATTTTCACAGAAAAAAGCCCAAGTCCTTAAAGACTTACCATTTTCTATACCATGAGTTATTGCCAGTTCAGTAACTATTTCAGCTTGATTCCAAAATAAATAATCGTGACATTCTTCACGACTTTGAAAGGCTTTCACGTTATAGTCTGAATATCTTGGTTTTTCAACATCGTGATACCAAAGCATTGCTGATAGTATCCAAATCATTTTTTAACCAAGCTTCCTCCAAAGTATAAACCTATAATAGCAGATACTAAATTAGTATCTAATGGTGTAATTACTATACCTTTGTGTGCCATAGGAACCCATTTCATAATTTCTTTACCCTCAAAAAATAGGAATCCAGGTTTAAATTCTGTATAACCTACAATAACGTGAGCATCAGGGCTTACTAATGGTAAAATTTTTGGTAGAACTATGATTGCAAAAATTGCAGTCAATGCAATAATTCTTCTAGTCCACTGAAATCCTACGTTTTCATATTCTCTAGCTTCTTTAAAAGCAGCTGTTTGCACTTCAGCTCTAGCTAATAGCATCTTTTGTTCAGCTTGTTTAGCTTTTATGCTTTGCGACCATATGCTCATAACTCCACCAAGCACGGTAGATCCTAGCATTGTTATCATTTCAAATGGCATTATATATCTCCTTTAATTATATGCAGATCCAGGAAAATAACTATCATCTAGACGATTATTTTTTAACACATCTAGTATAAAATTATTTAGGTTAGTTTTAGATCCCTTATCTAAACCTTTAACTCTGTCAATGACTGTGTTGTTCATCATTTCCATTCTATTAAGTATTTTTTTCATAGCTTCATCATATGTATATCCTTGATCCATTAATCCTTCTACATAAAATAAAGCTGTGTCGTATCTTCCATTTTGTAATTCTTGTGCACCACCTATAACATAAGCTTCAACTTTACTCTTTATGTTACGGCTCATTTTAGTGGTAGCCCATATAGTTTTTAGTATTAGGCTTTCTTCAAAACTTTTACCACCTAAGTATTTAAACATAAATCCTTCAGCATCTCTTTTTATTTTACCTCTCATGCCTTTGTACGGATCTTTAATTATGTATTTATCTTTTTCTTTTTGATAATAAACATTGTTTATCTGATCGTGCACTAATAATTTAGTTGGATCTTTTAATCCAAAAACTTCTGACAAAGGTAACCCAGCTCTAGATGTACCAGTAACACCCCATCTTCTATCAATCTCACCTTGTAATATAGCAGGTGATAGTATTTTTAAATACTTGTATATATCTGCATCTGTTAAAGTACCAGCAATAGCTTTAGCAGTCATGTGTATAGGTTCTCCAATGAGTCCTGCATGAGGATTTGTTGTAAGTCCAAAGAAAAAATCAAGTGCTGGACTACTAAATACGCTACCGACACCTATACCTGGAGCAGCTAAAGTAGATGACAAATCACCACCAATTGCACCAGATGGTAAACCAAACTTAACAGCGTTAGGAAGTTCAGATCTTAATATTAATTCTGATGGAGATAATAAAGGTGGGCTAACTCCAGCATCAACAAAGTATTTATTTAGTTGTCCAACAAACCAGTCTGCTTGTTCCATAGCCATTATACCAAACATACCTGCAGTCAATACTTGTGTTTGAAAATGAAATAGTAATGGAGATATATCTTTAAATATACCCTCTTTACCTTTTAAAGTAGCACCAGGTTTTGTTACAGTTTTTTTAAGTTTAGATCTAAATGTTTCGCTTCTAGTATAAGTTCTAAAATACTCTAAAGTTTTACCATAGTAGTTATGCTGAAAAGTTTTAAATAAACCAACTAGCGGTCCAACTTTTCCTAATCCTTGGTTGCCGTATAAAAGAGGTCTATTTCTGTAGTCGTATTGCACCATTAAGTTATTTGTTAATTCAATAGCTTCATTTATCATTTCTTTTCTACCAACAACTGCATCTCTTTCAGCACTTTTTAAGAAGTAATACATTTGTCCAAATGCCTGAAGCCTACTATATCTTTCAAGTGTTCCGCTTATACTTTTACCAGTTGCTATATCTTGCAAACCTTTTGCTTGTCTTCGAGTTTTTGTAGAAAGAACTCCCATTTCTGAATCTACAAATTCTTTTAAAAATTTTTGATCAATAGCACCTTTTTCAACAGCTATTTTTACCGCTTCTAAAAACTGTTTATCAGTCCTTGCATGTATTTCATAACTACTTTTTAGCAATGCATAAGATGTATCGCCTTTTATACCGTAGTCTAATTTTAGTTGGTCTAATTTTGGAACAATAACTTGCCAAGGTTGTACTACTTGTGCTTTTAAGAATCTTGCAGTATAAAATAATAAGTTTTTATATAATGCAAATGTGTTTGCAGAAGCCATAACATCAGGTATAACTTTATCTACATATGGTAACTTTGCGGTAATATCTCTAAATGCAGAACTTACAGTATCTACTGCTTTGTTTATAACTTTAGCTGTTTCTGCAGGGTTTCTACCAAGTGCATTGTCTATATACATCTCTGCAATTTTTACTTGGTTAGGAAAATCTCTTCTTAATTGATTACCTGTTTGTCCATACAAACCTGTTTCCCAATTTGATTTAAACTCCATAGATTTAGCTGCTCTAATTGCACCAAACCCATAGTCTTTGTGTGCTTTAGCATAGTACTGCAATCCAGTCAGCCCTTGTTCTCCAGCAAAACCACGAACACCAGTTCTTTGTAAAGGTGCTGTAAAGAGAGCTTGTTTTTTTCTATATGTAACTTCTGCTTTTCTTATTTTTGACACAACATCTGTAGGTAGTAAATCAAAAAATTGATGAGATGTTTCAAATGCATCTATTAAACCAACTCCTGATTTTTCTGCATATGCTTCTTTAGTTACATAAAATACTTCAAACTTTGATTTATCAGCAAACTCTGGATTTTCTTTTAAAAAGAAATCCATAAACCCTTTTAATTCAGACCTAGAGTGGCCAGGTATAGCTGCTACAGTTTTTCCTGCATCTAGTTCTATACCATTTTCTAATGTAACTTTTTCTTTTGCTTTTATAAAGGCACGTTCTTTACCAAACCAAGATCTAACATCATAATTAGGCCTTGAGTCTATAATTTTTTGACCTTGATCAGCATATTTTTTTGCGTAACTATTATGTACATTTAGATATAAAGCTAGTCCTTCATCCATGTATCTAACTATTTCTAGTTCTTTATTACTTAACTTAAATTCTTTTTGCATTCTTTCGTATGGCATTTGATATTTAAAAGTGCCGTCTGCATTTTTAGTAAGATACTCTGCCTCTACAGCCTCATTTGTTTTTTTGCCTTTAACATTATTGATAGCTTCTTGGTACATTACATTATCTCTATTGATTCTAGCTTGCATAATTTTTACTGCAGAGTCTATACCTTCTTTACCACCTCTACTTATTAAAGCTTCAAATCCTGTAAGTGCACCGTCTTTACCTCTTTGTACTCTTACATCAGACATAGCAGATGCTAATAAATATCTTATACCAAATCTAGTTGAACCTTCATCAAGAACGTAACGTCTATCTTCTAGTCCTTTTTTATCAGTAATTATTCGTTTTTTATAAGCTATTGTATCAACCATAGATTCTATCTCTAGTTTCATTCTTTCCACAGCAGATATATATCCTTTTATAATTCTACTACTGTTTTGACCACCAATAAATTTAGGAGATATTAAATACTGCTCTAAAAGACCAGCACCTTTTTTTGCTAATTTAAGCAAACCTTTTGCTTCAGATGCATTTACATCTCTTTCTACTTCTCCACGTTCGTTCTTTTTTAGGCTAGATTCTTTTTGTAGTAATTGGCCTTCTCTATTAGCTTCATACACTACATTCATTAACTCTTTGAAATTTTTTTCTTTTGATAATCCTATATTTTTAAACGCATCGACTTTTATTAAAGTGTTATATGCAACTTCACCAGCCCTAATACTTTCATTTAAAGATTTATCATATTTATTAACTCTTTTTTCAAATGAAGTTTCTAATTGTTCTTTTAATTTTGTAGCGTCTTTTATTGCTTTCTGTAACCAAGTTTTTGTTTTTTTATTTCTAATACCTTCTACTTCTTTAATCTTTATTAAGTCAGATAATTTAGCTATAACAGAACCATCTTTACCCACGTTTAAATTAAATCTTTCTGCAAAGGCTTCTGTAGTTCTTGCCTCTGTAAATATACTTCTTTTTGTTGGGCCAGATGCTCTTGTTGCAGCATCAGCAAAACCTATTACTGTACCATTAGAGTTTAATCTTACATAAACATCAAGCAGTTTTCCGTTATTAAACACTTGATCTCTAGGTAAACTTATATCTTCGTATACAACTTCTTCTTTTAATTTAGTAGCTTCAATTTTTCTGTTTATATCTGCATTAGTATCTTCTTTTAAAACTTTTTCTACTAATACACTATCCATTGTATTTTTATTTTCAATTTTACTTTTAGCACTAACTCTTTCAAAAGTAATTACATCACTATTTTCTTTAAGTTGTTTTTCTGTCACATCTTTTTTTATTCGTAGTTTTTCAACATTACCGTATTGTTCTAAATCAAATTTATCAGATTTTCTTTCTGCTAAAGTTCTAGGGTCTAATTCAAGAACATCTTTTTTTGTTTCTGTTACATATCCAGACTCTTCTTTTTTTTCTAAATATTCTAGTATGGGTTTTCTATGTTGAGAAGTTTTTAAAACGGTATCTGCTATTATATCTTTACCTTCAAAAATTGCTACGTTTTGATCTGCTTCTTTTTTTATTGCATCTGGGTCTATTTTTTTCTCTTTAATAATTCCTAGTCTTTTGGCTGTACCACTAACAAATGGCACACCAAATGTTGACATAACTATTGCACCAGACACAACATCATCATAAGATCCTCCATGAACTGCCGCACTACTAGCACCTATAGCACCTAGACCCATGGCTCTACCTTTCCAAGTTAAATGTGGAGAACCCATAACTGCACCAAATGCTTTACCTTCAACAGCACCTAGTAATGTATTCCAAGCAACACTTGCTTTACTTTCATTTTCATATTGATCAAGAAAAGAAACTGTAGCAAAACCAACCATTGGGCTTCTAGTAAGAGCAGTAGCAGCTGCTATCGGTATTATTGTTGGTACTGCAGATCCAAATCCACTAATAGTTTTTTCTATAATACCTTGAGGTTGAAAGCCTTCATACCAGTCTTGTTCTTCTGGTCTCATACCTATTGCTTTTTCTTTTAAATATTCTTCGGCACCATTTATAGAAGCAAGCACATGATAGGTCATTTTTTTAAATACGTTGTTATCTAGTGATTGTTTAAACAAAGCTTTTTCTTTTAGCTTTGCACCCATATTAGAAAAATCTTTTTCAGATAGTATACCGTTGTCTATTACAAAATCATCTCCATATAAATAGTTATATGTCCATTTTTCTGCCTCATCTTCACCACCAAAAAAATTAACTATTGCATCTGCTGTTCTATCTATCCATCCTGGGATGCCTGATGTTGTATACATGGCACTAGACCATCCTTGTTGCCACCCATACCTTAAAGCCTTTAAGGCTTCAACTCCAGTTTGATCATAAGTATCTACAAGAGGTACATAACCAACATTTAATTTATCTTGATAGTTACCTATAGTATCATTATTAAAATTAAACTTTTGATTATATATGGGTTTAGGAAGACCATCAATACCAGTTGGGGTTTTTAAACCATTAGTATCTAATAAATTTTTATTTTTCTTTTCCTGTAATGTAGGAAAAGTTACGTTTCCAGTTATAAAATCTACCATTAAATATTAGTCTCCAAATCTTGCTAGCTCTGGATATTGTTTAAAGAATGCCTCTCGCTGAGGATCTCCCTTTGTTCCTCTTTCAATAAATCTAGGTTTATTTATTCTACCTTTTTCGTCTAAACCGTATATTAAGTGATCAAGAATGTCTTTGTGAGTTCTAACTATACTAGCATAAGTGCTATTCCATTCTTGTTGTGCCTCTCTAAGTTGTGCTCTTCTTTCAGTAACACCTGTGCCTTCTATTGCAAAACCAGTGGCTCCAAGATCTTGCATTTGAGGTAATGGCGGTATGTCTAACATAAAGTTAATCCAAGATATTTTGTTATTAGCTAACCAGTTTTTCATGGCTATAGTTTGTGTTGGATTACTTCCTAAACTAGTGCTAGTTTCAAACTCTTCAGGTGGTAATCTATCTGCAATGTTTCCAACAGTTATAGGATTCTGATCTTCTAGTAATAATTTTTCTGTAGAGACTGCTTCTTCGTCACCTGTTATTAAAGGAGTGTCAGGCTGTTCTATAGCCATTTCTGCTAGCATATTAGAACCTTGTTGCGTTAACATTAAACCTACTCCAAACGGATCATTAGCTCTTACTTCAGCAAATAATAAATCAAGACGTTCATTTTTTTCTGTTGTCGTATTATATGTTCCGCCTTGGTCTGGAGTTTGATAATAGAAATTAGTAGTTGTTTCACCTGTTACCTGATTAACTGGAGGATACCCACCAACCTCTACAGGTATTAAACTTCTTATATCAATAACACCTATAGCTTGCCCTGGATCTGGGTTTTGCCCATCTAAAACTTTTAGTAATCCATCTTGTGGTATAGGATATATTAATTGATCATTACC